AAAGTAAAAGGTATTATAAAGTTACTAGCTCCATCGTATATAGTCCTAGCAACTACGATGTCTGACTTTCCCCATTGGTTAACTTTTGCCAATCGCTATGAAGAAATGCTCAAATCGAGCAAATGATATTGTTGTATTTGTGTACTTTATAGCGTTATCGGAATTATTTGAGGATGGTCCTTTGGCACTATCCGGCAAGCCTGTTGTAACGGCATACACTTCAATGAATGCAATTGGAAAATTGGTAGTTTGTAAATACCACGAACTGTCGTTTCCTCGTAGTGATTTTCCCCATTGGGTCTACGGTAATAACTCAATAGCCTTACGCAACTCACGCAATTCCTTATGCGTATAAACTTTTGTAGTTATATCACCATGTTTATGACCAAGAATAGCACGAGTTGCAGTAGGTGATGCGCCGTATTTATCTAACAGGGTAGCTACTGTATGACGGCAGTCATGCGTTGAATGTGAACATTTGATTGAGGTCATTACTGATTTAAATTGCTTGCTGAATTGAGCATAAGAGATAGGTAGTATCTTATCTGATGAATTGTGATACAAGGTTGTAACTATTGGAAATATGCGTCTATGAATGGGAATTAAGCGATTACGGCCAGCATCAGTTTTAGATAGACGTACTATAAGACATTTAGTGCGGAGGTTAATATCGTTCTTACGTAACGATAGCAATTCACCGCAACGCATACCTGTATATAAGAGTATTAGAATACCATAAGTATCGGCAGTATTAAGGCTCCACAATCGATTAATCTGTTGGCGAGTGAACGGCTTATGAGGATACACGCTAACATCGTGGCCAAGATTAAGAAAAGGGGTGTAATCCTTAATATCGATGTCATTGACAATCGCATATTTAGATAGCAATGAAAGTAATGTGCGTACCTTCTTGGCTGATGCGTAGGATAGGCCGTTATCTCGCATGCTATCAATCACGTATTGCATATCAGAGTATTTGATTAAGTTAATAGGCATATTAGCAATTGATTGAATATGATCATAGGCAATGCGATATGATTCAATGGCTGATTTACTCACGATTCCAACACGAGTAGGCAGCCATTTTTCATAAATACTTTTAAATGTCTCGACGCACGCACTTTGGCGGTGCATACGGAGATATGCATTTCTTGGGTAGTGCTTAATAGTGCTATTCATTGTTATATCCTTTCATTAATTAGGAGGTATATATGAATAATTATATCCATGTACTTGATGCGGATGGACGTCGGATTACGTCCATTGTAGATAATATGATAATACCTATCGGTGAAGAGGCTTTGCTTAAGCAAGCTAAAGAACAATATCCTGATGCTGCTCAATATATATATGGCGGAGATGCTATGTTAGATGCTTTTCTTGATGAAAAAGTCTATAAAAATGGTATATTCGAAGACGCCCCAGTAATTGAATACATCCCAACAAAAGAAGAAAAAATAAACGCCATAAAAGCCGAATATGAACCCCGCTTTAAAACGCTAGAAGAAGCTCAACGCAGATTGTTGCTAATGGGTAAACCGACCAACGCTATTAGTGCACAGTACATTAAATTAAACAGTGAAATGGTAGCACGAATTAAGGAGGTGCAATAATATGCCTAAATATATTGGAGATAGTAAAGTTCCTGTAATGGAATTTTGTGAATATTGCTGGGAAGTACTAAATGATGATGGCACGTGTCCTACTGAAGGATGCGTACATAATTCCTTATTGTCTTTAAACGAAAGCGAAGCACAAACGGAAGGAGATTAAATGTGGACATGGCAATTCGAACTGAATGATATTCTAACCACGTTGACTATTGTCAGTATAGTTGCAGGTATAGGATATAAGGTTTTAGTTATTCCATTGCTCGAAAAGTTGGATTTGCAACGAATGCAAGACACTTTAATGTTTCAGGAAAAAATGGGCGTGCTCACTGATACGCTAAAGGATTTAAAGGACGAAATTAAATTGTCTCGTGAGCAACGAACCAAAGCATATACCGAGCATGTTAAATTGACATCAAGAGTCGATGGTATCGAAGCTCGTGTTGATGATATTAAGGAGGAATTGCATGAACATACCACCAAATCTCATCAATACAATTAAAAAAGCATATCGATCTGTAAGGGTGGCTAACTTTCACCCTACGGGGGTTCTTGCAACAAGGGCACTAGTACTAATCATGCTGGTGCCTATTTTATTAGTAGTTATCGCCTATTGTATGGCCTTTGCTAAAGGATATGTATCAAATGAGGCTAATAAGCTAATCGACGTAGGGATTAACATTATCGACCATATATTTATCCCTAGCGTATTAACAGCCCTTGTAGGGTTCTTGGCACTTTGGATAGATAAGGACGGTAACGGAGTTCCTGACCAATTAGAGAAGGAGGATAAACGATGAAAGTATTTATTAACCCTGGCCACGATATTAACTTAGATAGTGGTGCAGTGAATCCGGTGTATGGTACACGCGAATGTGACGTTGCCCGTGATGCGGGCAAAATGTTAGCACGCTATTTAGAAACAGCAGGGTGCGAAGTTCGCACGTTACAAGATGATGATTTAGGTTTTGTATGTTCCGAATCTGATTCTTGGGGCGCAGATATATTTGTGTCGCTCCATTGCAATGCCTTCAACACGCAAGCACGAGGGACTGAAACCCTATATAAATCCTTTAATGGGCAACGCTTGGCTAATGATATCCAATCACAAATTATCCGAAGCATTAATACCGTGGATAGGGGCGTTAAAAAACGTGATGACCTTTGGGTCCTAAACGGCACAGATGCAACAGCGGTTCTTGTTGAAATGGCTTTTATTGACAATGAAGAAGACCATGCTATGCTTACGAACGATTTAGATATTATCGTCCGTGCTATAGCACGAGGTATTACAGATTACGCAGGAGGGCTATGATGTATGAAAGAATCAAAAGTCTATTTGATAGCGCTCGTAACCGCTATATTCTTATCGGTAGTATTGTGCTCCTCGCCTTGCTTTGCATCGGATATATCTTCTACCAGCCAAGCGGAGCCGACTATCACCGTGCCGTTGACGCAGTGGAACGAGCTCAAGAGCAACAACGCGAAAGCCTTGAGCTTAATCGAAGCATCCAGCGTTCCATTGACCGAAGCACAGACCTTAGTCGCGAAGCAAGGGCAAGAATTGACAGAAGCTCACAATACAATCAACAGATTGGAGAGCGAATTAGCCAAAGCCAAGGCGGATTCAGTGAAGCAAGAAGCTACCTTGAACGAAATGCAGAAATCATTAGACTTGTTGAAGAACAAAATAGAGCGGGACAACCGCACAATCAAGCGACTACGAATGCAACGCAACCTATCCCAGGTAGTGGGGGCGGGAGCGATAATTGGAGTGGTAATTCATCGATAGCGAGGTGATCCATATATCTCCTGATCATGAGCAGGTGGACTCATGGATTGACCTAAAGTAGTAAAGACCATGTTAGATTAATTTCTAGCATGGTCTTTTTTTGATTTTATTCGTGATTTATATATAATGGTATATATAATGGAGGTAGTCCTATGATACAAGTATTTAGTCACAGAACGCATATCGACCAACGGACAGGTGAGACACGCGTAGTTTTTAATAGCGAAATCGGTGAGGCTTTAACTTATGAAGAAGCTTGGGGGATAATTTGTAATCACGACTTAGCGAGTGCCGGGCGTTTATTAATTGCGTATAAGCACGATTGGGAAACCTTTAATCTAGGTAGTAGATTCCCTAATTTTGAATGGCCTGAAAATATTAATTTCGTATATTTTACAGATGAAGCTACTTCGCCTGTTATACCGCCTAGCGCGTATACTGAAATTTCTGTTCAAGAATTAATTAGAATTCTGAAACTTCCATATAGATTAGAAAATACGGAAGATACAAGCTGTTAAAATGCTTAAAAATTTTTAAAGGTTGCTCAACTGTTGCTCAACTTTTAGAAGTTGAGTATGTGGATATGTTAGTAAAATAGAGGGTTTATATAATTTTATGAATATGTTATATAAACAGGTTAAATAGTGAGGTGTTTATGAATCAATATATTAAATTCATACGTCATGTGCTATGGGC